AGGTGCTGGCTTTGCCTCGCCTATGATTCTTGATTCTGGCGTTCTGGGAGTTAATGCTTTAGCTGATAGCACTTCAGTCACAGTTGATGTATCCAGCCTTGTTGATTCGATCAAAACAACACGCGGTCGCACAGCTCTTTCAGATGTATTCCAAACTGGCACAATGAGCCTTCGTATTATCGATCAGACAGGCGCGTTCAACGCAATGAACCCAGCCTCACCCTACGCGGGTCTTTTGACTCCCATGCGTAAAGTAACTATCACTGCCACTTATGGCACAACGACTTATCCAATCTTTGCAGGCTACATAACTTCATACGATACAACTACCCCTAAAGATGTTGGTGAAGTGGTTTACACAACCATTCAAGCGGTTGATGGTTTCAGATTATTCCAGAATGCACAGATAACTTCTGTTGCCTCAACTTCAGCTGGTCAAACAACTGGCACTCGTATTGGCAAGATACTCGATGCAGTGGGCTGGCCAGCTGGCATGAGGGACGTTGATTCGGGGCAAACGACAGTCCAGAGTGATCCATCAACTTTGAGAACTTCTCTTGGCGCTATGCAGACAGTTACAAGTACCGAATATGGTTCTTTATACATGGACGCTTTTGGCAATCTAGTATTCCAAGATCGCGCCCTTACTTCATCAAGCGTTGCTGGCACACCAGTTGACTTCAATGATAATGGCACTGGGATCTCCTATAACAATGCAGTTTGGAAGTTGGACGATACTTTTGTTTTTAACAAAGCAAGCATCACCAGAACGGGCGGCGTGGCGCAAGTGGCCAGCAATCAAGCTTCGATCGATAAGTATTTTCTTCACTCATATCAAGAGCAGAACCTGCTCATGGAAACAGATGCGGAAGCCCTAAACAATGCCCAAGCCTTTGTCGCTTCTCGCCAAGAAACTTCAATCCGCTGCGACGCGGTTACTCTGGATCTATACACTGCCAACTACGATGCTGGCATTACTGCCGCTTTGGATCTTGACTTCTTTGATCCAATCACAGTAACCACAACTCAACCGGGTTCATCAACCCTGACCAAGACTTTGCAGGTATTTGGGGTGTCACATGACATCAAACCGAGTGCTTGGAAAACTACATTAACCACCCTAGAACCCATCATTGATTCGTTCATTATTGGAACTAATTATGGGATACTAGGCACTAACACACTTTCTTACTAAGGAGAACAGATGGCAGCAGGACAAGGCTTCAAGACATTCGCCACAGGTGATGTTCTCACAGCCGCAGACACTAATGGTTACCTCATGCAAGGAGTGTGGGTATTTGCTTCAGCAGCTGCTCGCACTTCGGCTGTTACTAGCCCACAAGAGGGCAACATGTCTTTTTTGAAAGACACTAATTCGGTTGAATATTATGATGGTGCAGCATGGGTTGCAGTAGGCGGTTCATCATCTGGGCCAGCATTTATTGGATATGCAAGCGTTTCACAAACCTTGGTTGCAAATACTTTTACAAAAGTGCAAATTAATAATGAAAGAATAGACACTGATAGTTGTTTTAATACCACTAATTATCGATTTACACCTACAAAGGCTGGATTATACGATACTTCAGTTAACATTGTATTTGGTTCAACTCCAAATCGTTTTTTAACTATGATTTACAAAAATGGAACTGAATATGCAAGAGTATTTGACGGCACTTTAGGCGGTTCAGATGTTGCTGCTGGTGGTTCAACATTAATAACTATGAACGGATCAACTGATTATTTAGAATTTTTTGTATTTAGCACTTCTACACCAGTAACCACAATAACAAACAATTTTGTGCAATTTACGTCAACTTGGATTCGGAGCAACTAATGTACGAGCAAATTATCGCAGTTTATCCAGAACTTCAACCAGAGCAGTTTATTGATGGCACGATCGTGTTGCAAGATGATGCAGATGGTAAAGGCGCATATATTGCTAAGTGGAATTACTCGAAGCCAATTCCAGATGGTCTTAAACTAGGTAAATGAAGCCTCGTTTATCTAAGTGCGCGATCCAGTTAAGGGAACAGATTGACGACACATTCCCAGATCGAGATCGAACTTCTGATGGTTGGATCGGCGACACACGACACTCTGCGCGTAAGTCAGATCATAATCCAGATGCTAGCGGCTGGGTTCGTGCCATCGATGTCGATCGAGATCTTTCGGGTAAAGTTAAACCTGACACCATGCCAGATCTTGCGGATCAGATTCGTATCTTTGCAAAGTCTGATTCTGGAAAGCGCATCAGCTACATCATCTTCGATGGCAAGATCGCAAGCCCTCTCCTTAAATGGAAGTGGCGCAAATACACAGGCATCAACAAACACAATCATCACTGCCATATCAGCTTTACGAAAGAAGCTGACCTTAATGGTGAGTTTCTTCAAATACCTATGATCGGGGGATCACAATGAAAGATCTACAAAACGCAGCAGGTTCTTGGGGCAGAGCATTCTTAGTTGCAATCATCTCAATGTACGCAGCTGGAGTTACAGAACCAAAGGCTTTGATTGCTGCTGGTCTTGCCTCGATTATTCCACCAGTCTTGCGTTACCTTGACCCAAAAGATGAACTCGGAAGAAAATGACACAGGGCGAATTCTTTCAGCTCTATATTGCCACTCTTGTGATAATCGGTGGATTGGCTGGCTTTGTGATCACTCACTTGCTGAGCGAGATCAAGCGACTCAACACACGATGCGATGAGATTTACAACATACTTTTAGAGCGGTAAAATAAAGCATGGCCGCGCGCAAAACTAAAGCAATAGAGGATCAGGGTTACACTCCACTAGAGGCTTACTGTATTGGGTTAAACGAATACTATAAAGCTTTGCGCAAGGCTGGCTTTGCCACAGACATCTGCATGTCGATGCTTATGGATCCATTCTCTTATCCTGATTGGATACTCCCTAAGCGCATCAATGATAATCCCAGCAACATGCCGGACTTTTATCCTGACGATGACGAGGATTAATGAAGAGAACCATCGTAATACCAGACTTACAAGTCCCATATCACGATGAAGTAGCAGTAAAGAATGTCGCCTCGTTTATTAAAGTATTTCGGCCAGATGCTGTCGTTACTCTCGGAGATGAAATCGATCTCCCACAAATCAGCCGCTGGACAGAAAACAAGCCAGGCTGGTACGAGCAAACCTTAGCTTCAGATCGTGACATGACAGTCGATGTCCTTTGGGAATTGACACAGCACGCTAAAGAAGCTCACATGATCAGGTCAAACCACACTGATCGTCTTTACAATGTAATCATGAACAAGATACCAGCATTCTTGTCATTACCAGAACTTAAGTTTGAAAAGTTTATGAGGCTTGATGAACTTGGAATCTCTTATCATAAGAAGCCATTTCCCATTGCTAAAGGTTATGTTGCAGTGCATGGAGATGAGCAACCAATTAAACCTCAGCCCGGTCTTACAGCCCTAGAAGCGGCTCGTAGGCATGGATTAAGCGTGATATGTGGACATACTCACAGAGCAGGCCAATCGGCCTTTACAGAGGCTTCAGGGGGCAAATTAGGCCGTATCCTGCGAGGCTTTGAAGGTGGACACTTGATGGACATTCGCAAGGCTCATTACACAAAAGGCACAATGAACTGGCAACAAGCATTCTTGCTCGTAGAAGAAGATGCTAAGGGTGTCCAAGTGTCAACAATTCACATAGAAAAGGACGGAACCTTCGCTTATGGCGGTCGCAGGTATGGACGATCTCGATAATCCGCTTAGGCGTGACATCGATGATGCGATGGACGATGCAGAATTGTTACCATTTCGTTATCAAAAGATGCTTGCTTAGTCTGCCATAGCCTGTACCTTAATCCTTATCAGTGATCCTCACTGAAGTAAAGGGGCTAAGAATGAATCTTGATTTATATCTAACGCTGGTGATGCTGGCGTTTCTCGTAGTTGGAATAGCAGCTGGTTACGGCTTAGGTTACAAAGAAGGCAAAGAAGAAGGTTATGCACTCGGCCGTTCGGTCGCTCGACACACATTCTGGTCAGAGTGAAGGCCAAGGATATTCTCGATGAAGCCAAGCAGCTACTCACCGACCGAGGTGACGAATACGGCGACTCAACTCTTAATCACATTCGAATCGCAAGACTCTGGAGTGTGTATCTTGACAAAAACATCGAGCCGCACGAAGTCGCAATCTGCCTTATCCTCACCAAGATCTCGAGAACTCAAACAACAAAGGATCACGCGGACAGTTACAAGGACATCTGTGCGTACTCTGCAATCGCTGGCCAGATTACATCAACTGATTGGAACGACCTTGACAGTTACTAAGGCAAAGTCCGGTACTTGGTGTGATTACTGCCAGATGAAGTGGGGTCGAGATCACCCGAATGGCAAGGGTAAGACCTTTGCAGTCTGGACTGTGGTTAGTCAGCATGCTAAGTCTAAAGGAATCAACCGACATTATTGCCAGCCTTGTGCTGTGTGGGTGTCAATTTGGCCAGATGGATCTCACTGGCCTTTAACAGAGCAAGCCGAGTTTCTAGTAAAGCAAGAGGAGATCAATCATGGCGTTTAACTTAGCCGATTATGAAACAGTCGAGAGCCGACTGGAAAAGTTTTGGAAGGAGTTCCCAGAT